CGCGGATCGGTACGAACACGAGGGGTTGTCGTTTCTAACGATTACCCTACCTCGCTTTGGAAAAGACTTCCAAAAAAGTCTTGACCTAGGCAAGGTCGACTCCAGCCTGTTCGCCGGTTTCCGGCGGTCAGGAGGTCTCCCTGTATTTTTACAAGGTTTCCTTCGTCGTGTATTCGACCCTAGTGGTATGGTGCTGCCAGACCCGGACATCGACGCAATTTTCGCAGTGAGACAGCTTTGTTTTGTCTTTGAGAAAATTGCTCTCGATTGTTCGAAAGAACGATACGAGAAAGCGATGTCTGGGTATGTGCAGACTGAGAGAGATGTCAAAGCGGCCGATGGACGGGTTCCCGAGAGGGAGCTCGTTCATCTCCGCAGTTCTTTCGCCATGCTTTTTGGCGGATCGATCGACCGACTTAATCGCGATTTGCGAGATGGACGGTACGATCGTTTCGTGCCCAAGCATGGACCTGGAGCTACAGCAGACCGTCTGGTTGGTAACCAGAAGTTTTACCAGTCTAGCTGGAGTTCCAGGCTCGAGAGAATACTACCGGCTGGAGAGTTCCTTATCCCCAACTGGAAGTATTTCGCCCAGTTACAGGGCGTTGACATCCTTTCGCCTGGAGCAGAAGGACCCGTTCGGGTTATTTCTGTTCCTAAAACGCTCAAGACGCCGAGAATTATAGCAATTGAGCCAACTGCTATGCAGTATGCACAGCAGTCAGTTCTAGCCGCAATTCTCGATACTTGGAGGAATGATGAATTCTTATCCAAATATGTCACGCTTCAAGATCAGACGCCTAACCAGCGCCTGGCTCGTGAGGGATCGATCAATGGCAGGCTTGCCACGGTCGACCTCTCGGAAGCTAGTGATCGCGTCTCGAATCAGCTTGTGCGTTTTCTGCTTGCTCCTTGGCCTGATTTTCACGAGGCCGTGGATGCTTGCCGTAGTCGTTCAGCTGATGTGCCTGGTTTTGGCGTTATACGCCTGGCCAAGTACGCGTCGATGGGTTCGGCTCTTACGTTCCCTATTGAGACTATGGTTTTCATTTCTATAGTCTTTAACAGGTTGCGTAAAGCCCATCCTACCGCTTCGATTCAAGATCTCAAAACAAGAGCACTTGAATCAACGCGTGCCTACGGTGATGATTTAATCGTCCCCGTAGATATAGTGCGTGACGTGATCCTCGACCTCGAATCTTTTGGATTTAAGGTCAATGAGGACAAGACTTTCTACAATGGTTCATTCAGAGAGTCCTGCGGTAAGGATTATTACGATGGAGTCGATGTTAGCGTTACTAGACTCCGTCGGGTCATCCCTACCTCTCGTCGCGACGCAAGTGAGGTCGTAGCTATGGTCGCTTTTAGAAACCAGCTTTACTACGCTGGTCTCTGGACCACATGCCAATGGCTAGACAGCAGGATCGAGCAACTGCTCGGTACATTCCCACTGTTGTCACCGACCTCGCCAGGTTTGGGCAGACACTCCCATCTCCCTGTTTCCGGTTATCCGGGCAAGGTGAGGGGCGATTACCAAAGGCCTGAAGTTAAGGCCTGGGTACCGTACGGCATCATTCCAAAGAATGGTGTCGATGATGTGGCTGCTTTAGTAAAGTGTCTGATCTCGGGTGAAAATCCGGATCCGACACACCTGGAGCGTTCCGGGCGTCCTAAGTCG